TGCAAAGTCCTCAAGAATTTCACAAGCTAATACAGAACAATCTAAATTAATAGAGCAAAGAAAAAACAACTTACCCTCAGTTAGTTTTGAATCAAATGAAGATAGTTTAGATGGATTTGATCTTGCTGAATTTGAACCTAGATAGAATTTAAGGCCTATAAATATTAAATTAAATTAATTGTAACTTTACAAAAATCAAATAAAATGGAAATCAAAGTAAAATCATTAGACTCTATGCCAGAGAAATCTGCGCAAGAAGTAGAAGAAAAGTTATTAAAAAATCATGAAAATGAAATGTCTACCGATGCTGTTGAAAAAGAGCCTGTAGAACAAGTAGTCGAACAAGATTCGACAGTTGAAAGTCCAACTATAAAAGACGAAGACGTTCTTTCATATATTAAAAATAGATATAATAAAGATATATCATCTGTAGATGATTTGTTTGTTGAAAGAGAACAGGCAGTAGATTTACCAGAAGATGTATCTAAATATTTAGATTACAAAAAGAACACAGGTCGTGGGTTTGAAGATTTCGTAAAAGTAAATAAAAACTACGGAGATTTAAATGACGATCAAGTATTAGCAGAGTATTATTCTTTAACGGAAAGTGACTTAGATAGTGAAGACATTCATTATTTAATGGATGAAAAGTTTTCGTATGATGAAGATCTTGATGATGAAAAAGAAATAAAGAAAAAAAACATTGCTAAAAAAAGAGAACTTTCAAAAGCTAAGACATATCTTAATGAGTTAAAAGAAAAATATAGAGTTCCTCTTGAGTCAAGTGGGGGTTCTTTTTCTGAACAACAAGTTGAGGAGTTACAAGCTTACAAGAGTTATATAGAAAATTCTAAGTCAGAAGAAGAAATTGCTAAAAGAAAAAACGAGTTTTTTTTAAAAAAAACAAATGATGTTTTTAATTCCGAGTTCAAAGGTTTTGAGTTCAATGTAGGAGATAAAAATGTAAATTATTCTTATGGTGATGTTTCTGAAATGAAATCAAAGCAAATGGATTTAAACAATCTAGTCAGCAAATTTGTTGGTGAAGATGGTTTATTAAAAGATGCTAAAGGATGGCATAGAGCTTTAAGTGCTGCTATGGATCCTGAAAGATTTGCTAACTACTTTTATGACCAAGGTAAATCTGATGCGATAGGTGACGTTACTAAAAAAAGTAAAAACGTTAACATGTCAATTAGACCAACTCCTCAATCAATAGGAGACACAGGTTTTAAGGCTAGACAGATTTCAGATACAAGCGGAAAAGGCCTAAGAATTAGAAGTAAAAAATAAAAGTTTAAAAATTTAAAAAACAAAATTATGCCAGTAGAAGCAGTACCAGGTTTTGACTTACAACCAAGTTCAGAACAAGTCTTATTACAGACAAATTATATTACTAACTTTGATTTCTTAAATCAGTATCTTCCAGATACTTATGAAAAAGAATTCGAACGTTATGGAAACAGAACAGTAGCATCATTCTTAAGAATGGTAGGCGCTGAAATGCCTTCTAATTCTGACCTTATTAAATGGGCAGAGCAAGGAAGACTACACACGAAGTATGTAAATGTAACTTCAGGAGCAGCCGCAGGGTCATTAAACGCTACTTTGACAATTAATGATGCATTAGTACCTGGATCAGGAACTATTGCTATTCGTGTAGGTCAAACAATTATGTTATCTGACAATACAGCAGCTTCAGTACTTAGTAACAAAGCTATTGTAACAGCAGTTAACGGAGTAGCAGGAACAATAGATGTAGCTTATTACGAAGCAGCAGGTCAAGCAATGCTTGGTGGTGGCCCAGCAGATGTTTGTTCTTTGTTTATTTATGGTTCTGAATTTCAAAAAGGAGCTATTGGAATGCAAGGACAATTAGAAGCTGATGATGACATCTTCCAAAATTCACCAATTATCATTAAAGACCGTTACGCAGTATCAGGTTCTGACATGGCTCAAATTGGATGGATTGAAGTAACAACTGAAAACGGTGCAACAGGATTCTTGTGGTACTTAAAATCAGAGCATGAAACTAGACTTCGTTTTGAAGATTACTTAGAAACAGCTATGGTTGAAGCAGTACCAGCTGAAGCAGCTTCAGGTGCAGCAGCAATTGTTGAAGGTATCGCAAGTGGTGTAGGTAACAAAGGTTCAGAAGGACTTTTCTATGTAGTTGAACAAAGAGGAAATGTGTTTAGCGGTGGTAACCCAACAACTCTTGCAGAATTTGATGCTATCATTCAAAGACTTGACAAACAAGGTTCTATTGAAGAAAATGTTATTTTCTTAAACAGACAGTTTGGATTTGACGTTGACGATATGTTAGGTGCTATTGGTGGAGGTTATGCTTCAACAGGCCCTGGGATTGGAGCTTCATTTGGTTTATTTGACAATGATGAAGAAATGGCTCTTAACTTAGGATTCTCAGGATTCCGTAGAGGTTATGACTTTTACAAAACAGATTGGAAATACTTAAACGATCCAACCATGCGTGGTGACATCGTTGGTGGATCTGTAAATGGTATATTAGTACCAGCAGGTTCTACAACAGTATATGACCAAGTGTTAGGTAAAAATGCTAAACGACCATTCTTGCACGTTCGTTACAGAGCTTCAGAAACTGAAGACAGACGTTACAAGACTTGGATTACAGGTTCAGCAGGTGGAGCAGCTACTTCTAGCTTAGATGCTATGGAAGTTAACTTCTTATCTGAAAGAGCTTTATGTACTTTAGGTGCTAACAACTTCTTTATCTTTCAATAAGATATAGACTATAATCATGTAGTAGTTACCCTTGTTGAAATGACAAGGGTAATTATTACTTTTATTAAAATTAAATTTAAATCAAATGAAAAAAACCAAAGAAGCTTTTGTAACTAAAAGCTACAAACTTACCAGAGGAAAAGCTCCATTGAGCTACACAATTCCATCAAGAAACTCAAAAAGAAGTTCATTATTATATTTTGACCAAGACACAGGCGAAAACAAGCCTATGCGTTATGCTAGAAATCAAAAAAGTATTTTTGAAGATGAGCAAGATGGAAATGTAATTTTAGAACCAATTGTTTTTGAAGATGGATTTTTAATAGTACACAAAGAAAATCAAATATTACAAAAATTTTTAGCTTTTCATCCAGGCAATGGAAATGTATTTGTTGAAATAGACAAAGAAAAAGATGCATCTATAGATGTTGATACTATGGACTTGACTTTAGAGGCAATGATAGCAGCAAAAGATATGGGCATTGAAATGTTAGAAACAATAGCTAGAGTTGTAATAGGTTTAAATGTAGAGAAAATGACATCTGCAGAATTAAAACGTGATGTAAGATTATTTGCAGGTAGATATCCTGAAGAATTTTTAGAATCTATTAATGACCCTTTATTAGCTCTTCAAAATAAATGTGCTAAATTTTTTAGCGAAGGTTTATTACAATTAAAAAACAACAAAGATGTTTATTATAACTTAAAAGGAAATAAAAAGAAACTACTTACAGTTCCTTATGGTGAAGATCCTTTGTTTATTTTAGCGTCATTTCTTCAAAGTGATGAAGGAATAGAAGTTTTAAGAATATTGGAAGACAAGCTATAACCAATAAAAAAAATTAGCTTATACCTGAAAGGGGGTTTCAAAAAATTGAAGCCCCTTTTTTTGTATCTTTGTGAAAAGATTAAGTAGATATGAGTTTAATAAATACAGTAAGAGCAACTGTCCTTTCTATTGCAAATAAAAATAACTATGGGTATATTACACCTAATGATTTTAATTTATATGCAAAGCAAGCGCAATTAGATATTTTTGAAGATTACTTTTACCAATATAATAGTCAAATTGTAAAGCAAAATGCTAGAGTTTCAGGCTCAGATTATGCTGATTTAGTAAAGGGAATAGTAGAAGTAATAGATAGTTTTTCATCTACCAAAGGATTAATAAACACAGGCATAAATTTATTTGATTTACCTGATGATTATTATTTAGTTGATAAAATTAACTACTATCCAAACGTTACTGCAACAGGAACTTTAACTACAGGTTCAACAGGTAATACATTAGTAGATTCTGCTGCAACTTTTATTACAACTGGAAGCGTGTTACCAGGACAATTAATAACAAACACTACAGGGGGGAGTACTTACTCTGGAGGTACTGCTATTGTAGTGAGTGTGAACAGCGAAACTCAGTTAACAATATCAACTAATGATTTTTTTAATGGTACGTTTTTAAATACTAGTTACAGTATTGTAACTACAAAAGGAATTACAGAAGTTGAAAGGGTTTCTCAAAATAAAATATTTTATTTAAATTCCTCAACATTAACTAAGCCTGGGCTTTCTTTTCCAGCTTATGTTTTAGGTGGCGCAAATAATGCTAACTTAGGAAACACTATTACAGTTTACCCTGAAATTATTACTACACCAGGGACTATTGTATCTCAGTATATTAGATATCCTAAAGACCCTAATTGGACATATTTTAATATTATATCAGGGGGAGATCCTAGTTTTGACGAAACATCAGTCGACTACCAAGACTTTGAATTACCGTTATCAGATGAGCCTAATATTGTAAATAAAATATTACAATATGCAGGGATGTCAATAAGAGAAAGTGCATTAGTAGAATTTGGAAAAATGGAAGAAAACGAAGCAAATCAACAAGAAGGATAGATTATGGCATATATAACAGAATATCAGTATTACGAAAATACAGGCAATCCACATACAGAAGATGAGAATTGGGGTTCATATCAATATGTTTCATTGAACGACATAGTAAATAACTTTATGTTAATGTATGTAGGTAATGATAAATTGATAAACAACGTTGAAAGATATAACATAATTTTTCATGCTAAGAGAGCTATTCAGGAGTTGAATTATGATTCAATGAAAGAACTTAAAGTATTAGAGCTAGAAGTTTGTGATACGTTAAGATACGTTTTACCGCATGACTATGTAAATTGGGTTAGGATTTCTTTATACAAAAACGGAACATTACTACCACTTACTGAAAACATTCAAACTAATTGGAGTGATGCATATTTACAAGACAATAATTGTAGAATATTATTTGACCATGAAGGTAAAATATTAAAACCATCTACTTCAACTTTAGATTTACAAAGAATTACAGGTGGTAAAAAAAGTATATACTTAAATGAACAAAGTCAATACAATGGTCAAGAAGGATATTTCCACAATGGTCTATGGTATTTTGAATATCCTGTAGGAGCTAGATATGGATTAAATACGGAAACAGCAAATGCAAATCCTACTTTTAAAATAAACAAAAAGTCAGGAGTAATAAATTTTAGTTCTGATATGGCAGGAGAGCTTTGTGTTTTAGAGTATGTTTCAGATGGAATGGAGAATGGAGATGATTCACAGATTAGTGTAAATAAACTTTTTGAAGAATTTATATATTCATATATGAAGTTTGTAATTTTAGCTAGTAAGTATGGTATACAAGAGTTTATCATAAACAGAGCTAGAAAAGAGAAATCAGCTCTTCTAAGGAACGCAAAATTAAGATTGAGCAATATACATCCAGGAAGATTGTTAATGAATCTAAGGGGACAAAACAAGTGGATAAAATAATATGGCTAAGATTCAAAAGAACTTTGTTGGAGGAAGAATGAATAAAAGCATTGATGAACGTTTAGTTCCTCAAGGTGAATATATAGATGCATTAAATGTACGTTTGGGTTCTACGGAAGGAACTGAAATAGGAGCTGTTGAAAATTCAAAAGGGAATGAACTTCTTGTTGAATTAGAATTTAAAGACGTTAAATTAAGTAGTTCTGCAATATGTATTGGTGCTTTTGAAGATGGAGCAAATGAAACTATATATTGGTTTGTTAATGATGAAGCAAATACAAGTTCTTCAACAGGCAAAGTAGATTTAATTGTGTCGTTTAATACAAGAACGTTTGTTTTATTTTATCATGTTATATCTACATCAGTATTAAATTTTGACAAAAATTATTTAGTAAATGGTATAGACTTAATTGGAGACCTTTTGTTTTTTACAGACAATTTGAATCCTCCAAGAAAAATTAACGTAAATAGAACTTATTTACAACCTGATTCAGCTACAACAGTTGATCAGATTACTGAGCAAGATATTGGTGTTATTTTAGCACCCCCTTTAAACGCACCAATTTTAGACAACTATCAATTAGGAGGCGGTGAAAATTATATGGACGAGCTTTTGTTAAGCTTTGCTTATAGATGGCAATATGAAGATGGAGAGTATTCAGCTTTATCACCATTCAGTCAAGTCGCTTTTACTCCTGGTGCTTTTGAAATTAATTATCAAACTTATGATAATGATGGAA